AGTAAAATCAGTTCCTGTAAATCCTGTGGGAGGGGTAACTGATGTAAAAGTAAATAAATCCCCAACTGATAAACCATGAGCTACCTTATTAACTGTAACTGTTTTAGAACCAGTTGTTGTGTTAAATGTACAAGAAGTTATAGCTGCACTTAATGGTGTAATATCATAAAATACTTCATCAAAGAGAATATATAAAACTTTGTTTGTACCAATAGCAACATAACGTCTACCAGTTAAATCAAACCAAGAATGAATGTCTCTTGCTGCACCCACTAGTATAGAGGAATTAATTTGCTGCCAACCACCTATTTTTTCAGGTGATCCGTATTGAAAACGAACATTATCTCCATCAATCCAACGTCCTTCTGCTTGGGAGGCTGTATCGTTCTTATCAAAACCTGGAGGTAATGGTATCTTTTTTAATGGCATATTTATGCCTATTATAACACTTATTTAACTACGTTTAAACTTTGCTTATCCACTCTTTTACTTAATATCCTTATAAATAATATTTAAATTAAACCTTACATTATCTTTTTTTGGAGATACTCCCATATGAACTAGGTTGCTTTTAAATACTTTAGCCTGACTTATAATATCTTTATAGAATTTACCATCTACAATAGTACCACCATCTGTAGTATGTAGATTATATACTATTGTTGTATAATCTTTTTCTTTCATATCTGTGTGTTCTTCTGTAGCACTATTTTTAAAATACATATTCCAATAAAATCTATTTAATTTAACTTTTTTTAATTTTAATTTATTTTTAATTTTTTCAAATATTAAAAAACCATATTCATTTAAATATGAATTCCATTCGGGTCTATCTTCATGATAAGTAATAACACTAAATCCACTATTTGAATTTGTTACTATTTTTTTAAGTGGATTTTTTATATTATCATATGCAATAAACCAATGATGAGTAGCTAAGCCTTCTAATATTTTCATATTAGTTTCCCAAGGCAAAATATCGTTTAATAATTTAACCTTCATAATTAAAATTACTCAACAATTAATTTCTTTAATCTAGATCTTAGTTCTCCAATTTTATCTGAATATTCTTCGTTTATTTTTAATAAAGTTTCAATGTGTAATTGATATTTTTCAATTCTTGCTAATAATTCTGTATTCATTATTACTTCTGATCTTTTAACAGCTTTTTCTCTGCTTAACTTTTCTTCGAGGTCTTTTATTATTTGATCTTTATCCATTTTTACCTATAAAATTTTCTGGTAAACCTAAATGGGGTCTTCCATCATATATATTTTTATCTGCTCCCTTAGTATTTAAATTATTGTAGTGTAAAAATACTTGAGCACATATTTCACCTTTAAACTTTTCTCTCCAATGTTCTAATTCACTTCCACGATATATAAGCATATCTCCTTGACTTAAATTTACTTCAATACCTTTTAAATTTTCCTTACCTGATGGTTCTAGATAAATAGGCCATGGGTCTCCTCCTAAATTTAATGTAGTAGATATTTCACAACTAAATCTATCTTTATGACGATGTAATACATCCCCTTGTTTATAAATCCTAGCAAAAGAATAATTAGGATTTAATTTTAGTCCTGTCTCTTTTTTCATTAATGGAAGTAATTTAATAAGTAATGTTTCCATTACTCCATCCGCATAATGAGAATATGTTTCTGGAACTTGGGGGTCATTCCATACTCCAAAATAAGTTGTAAATTGAGAAATAAATCTTGTATCAAATAATGTTCTTGCTACTTGTCTTTTCATAATAAAATAATCATAACAAAACTGTGCAAGTTCAATTGAAATTGCTTTTTTAATAACAATATATTTATTTTTTTTAAAATTCATTTTATTTAAATGGTTGTCCTAATGTCCAAACTACTAATGAATACCTTGTTCCTTTTGTAACAGGTTTTACTCTGTGCCAAATATGAGATGGAAATACAACAATAGAACCTCTAGGTAAAATTTCGTTACATTTTTTTTTAACAAGTTTTCCATTATCAGGATTTATTAAATTAAATTCTAATTCCCCTCCTTTATAATCTTTAGAGTCAGATAAAGAACAAGTCACAGATAATTTTCTTATTTTACCGTGTCTGTTTAAATCGTCTGGAAGATTGTAAGGTTGTTCAAAGCTATCTGAATGCCAATGATAAAACTGATTTAATTTATATTTAGTAAATTGACACGATTCAGCAAAGTCCCATTGAAAATTCCAACCTGCATTTTTATTTGCTACATTAACATAAGGTAATATTTCATTGTATACCCATTGATCATTAAACCATACTATGTTTGAATTTCTTTTTTTAAAAAGTTCTTTTTTTTGTTTTTTTGTTAAAATAGCATCTGGATTAAAATTAGCAGTAACCCCTAATTGTTCTTTTTTAGTTTGAGCATATTTAATTAATTCGTCACAAAATTTATCAGATAATGCTTTTTCAAAATACCAGTATTGATTTTTAAAATTCATATTTATAATAATTTTATAATATGAATTATATTTTTTGTAAATAGTCTTTATAGTTTATACCAATTTAATAATGAAGAATCCCATGCATATGACAGATTATCAAAATCCTTTGCTTCCCATCTAAGTAAAGATTCATTCCAATATACATTAAAAGCAGCTTCTACGCCATTAAATAGCATATTATTAGGATATAAAACTGGAGCTTCCCAATCATCATTAACATCAAGAACCCAAGATGGATATGGCTGATTTACTAAAAATTTATCTTTAACTTCATCATAAGTCATACCTTTTCCTGCATACTGCTTTCTAAAATTACCATTATATGAAGTTTGAATCCATTTAACACCCTCGTTAGATAAAGGACATGTTGTTTTAAAATGTTCAGCAGCTTCATCAGATTGTTCCCCACCATTTTTTGCAATATCTTGATTACAAGCTGCTACTACTCTTATAACGACATTATTTTCATTTAGTTCAGCAAAATGAGCCATATTAGGTTACCACCAAATCTCCAGAAACAGTAAAAGTTAATATTACGTCTCCATTTGGAGCTGTTGTTTTTGTATTTGTTCCAGGAGAAACTGTAACTTGGTTTGCAGCAGCTTTTGGAGCTCTTACTATTATAAAACCAGATCCACCAGCTCCACCTAATCCAAAATTATGACCTGCACTTCCTCCTCCACCACCACCTGTATTAACAGTTCCTGCAGTTGCAGTAGATCCGTTAGCAGAAGATCCTGCACCTCCTCCACCTGTTCCACCCGGTGAACCACCAATAGCTTGAGTAGGAGGACCACCTGGTCCTGCTCTTCCACCTGCGCCACCTCCTCCTGCATAAGTTACAGGAGACCCTGATATTTCATTACTTAAACCATTTCCACCTGGACATAATTGTGGAGTATTAGGAGGTAAAGTTGTTCCTACAGCTCCTGCTCCACCACCACCTGCTCCAGAAAGTCCCCATGGACCATAATAATTATTTCCTCCATTAAAACCTTGTCCATTTGGCATTAAAGGAGAGGTTGAAATCGGAGGACTATTTCCGTTTCCTCCAGTATCATTAGGAGTATCTCCCGCACCACCTCCAGATCCTCCTGGGGCTGCGGGGTTTGTACCATTTCTTCCAGAACCTGCACCACCACCTCCTTGAGAAACTATTGTTGATCCAATAGAACTTGGAGATCCTGATCTTTGAGGTGGTGTAAAAGCAAAAGAAGATGGAGCTGAACCACCAGCTCCAATTGTTATTGGAGTTGTTCCTTTTGCAATTGTTATTTTTGTTCCACCTGGAAATGAGGTTCTATAACCACCAGCTCCTCCACCTCCTCCTGCGCCTGTTCCTCCACCGCCTCCTCCAGCTACTACTAAATAATCTGCTAGACCATCCCAACTTATTCCATTGATAAGTCCAAATCCTTTTGCTGATCCAGCTCCGCGTGTTGAGTTTATAGGCATTACAAAATCTCCTTAATTAAATTGAGTTTGTGCTGCTAATATTGTATACGCTGGTGTTGTTGTTGTTTTAATTACAGTGAATGAATAAACATCAATACCTGCATTACCTGATGTTGGTGCAGAACCACCTTGATATTCTAAAGTCACATTAGTAGATGATCCATCAATTACTATTGTTGAAACATAAAAAGTGGAATTTGTGTTCAAATAAGCACCTGTCATAGATTCACCAACTGACATTAAAGTATTAAGGGTAGTTGCAGAACTTCCTCTTAAATTTAAAGTAAATTGACCTGTTGCTGTTCCTGTATGATATTCAACAGCACCATCTAAAAAGTTAAAGTTCATTGTACCTGTAGTTGCTGTTGTGTATATATTAACTTTTTCTTTTAATTCTTCAATTTTACCCATACCATTAAAAGTTACGGCACCTGTTCCTTTTGGTGTAAAATTAATACCAACATTAGCATCATCTCCAGATGCTGTAAAATTTGGATTAGTTCCAGTTGCAGCATTAGCAAGCGTTACTTCGTTAACTGCTGATGCAGTTTTAGTAAATATAATTTGTTGATTACCTGAATCATCATCTATTCCAGTCGCATTATCGAATGCAATATTAAAACCATTAGTGTCTAAAGAAGCTCCTAATGATAACGTTGCTGTATTAAGTGTAGGTGATGTTAAAGTTTTATTAGTTAGTGTTACAGGATTTGTAAGATTTACAATTCCTAAATCTACTGC